ATTTGATTTGTGCCCAGGATTCGAGATACTCGGAACTAAACTTGTAATTCTCGATTTTGGATGTTATAAAGTAAGCTAATTCATTCTGTTGATTAGCTGCCTTTGTTATTGATGCTAGATTTATTCTGGCCTTAACAAATTCTTTGCTCATTAAGTTTCATAATGCAAGCAGTCTTTTACTTTTGTTAAGCTACAAATATAATACTATTTAGATTAAAAACAAATAATATTAAGACTTATTTAAAATAATAATAAGAATAATTCTAAATAGTCAGTTTTTTGTTGTATATTTGTATTTAATACTAAATAATTAATTATGAAAGAAATTTGGAAAGATATTAAAGGTTATGAAGGGCTGTATCAAGTTAGTAATTATGGCAATGTGAAAACACTTGGTAATAAATTTAGGAAAACAATTAAGTTATTAAAACCAGTAACAACTATACCTGGGTATCGTTTAGTAATTTTAGTAAAAGACAGAAATAAAAAAGCATTTACTATACATTCTTTAGTTTGGGATTGTTTTGGAAACGAGCAGCGAAATGGTAGAATATTACAAGTCGATCATATTGATGGGAATAAATTGAATAATAGAATTGATAATTTACAATTGCTATCTCATCGTAAAAATATTTCAAAAGGGTTTAAACTCAAAAAGAAAACATCAAGATATACTGGTGTTTGTTGGAATAAGCAGATGAGTAAATGGTACGTGTCGATTATGATAGATAAAAAAAACATATTTCTGGGATTGTTCGATGATGAATATGATGCACATTCAGCATATCAAAAAGAATTAATAAAAATTAACTAATTATCTTTATTTTAGTCTACTTCGTTCAGTACTAAAGCAACTAAATCATCATTTTCTTTAATTATAAACTTTACTATTTTTCCACAATCTGATAGTGATAAGTTTAACTCTTTACTAAACTTTAAATAAATCCCTGCTTCTATCTTTGTTATAGCTAATATCTTTTCTTCACAGCTTGATATTATTTTTAATTTTACTATATCTTCTGCTGCTTTTTTTATCATTTCATCATGTTCATCGTAACCATAAATTGCTCCACATTCTCTACAAGTTACATTTGATATTATTTCTATTATTTTTTTTATCATAATTATACAATTAAATGTTTAGGAATTGTTACATAAAAATCGCAATCAATTTCGTTTCTCCTTTTAAACTCTTTTACTAAATCAATGATTTTATTTTCTGTTCTTTGCCAATCTTCTAAATATTCATTGTAATCAATTATATTTTTGCTCGTATCTAAGGCCGTTTTTATTGCATCTAGTACCATATTTTTAGTATCATGGCATGGATATTCAGCCATTCTATGTTCATGCTTTTCATAAGTCTTGTCTAGTATATCTTTTGCTTTCTCATATTTAGTATCTATTTTGATTAAGTTGTTTAGAAATTCATTATGAGTTGGTTCTTTTTTATTTGATACATCAATTACTATTTCATCTTTAGGCTCATTAGCTTTATTAACAGAATGTAATGTATAACTTTTCTTTTTCATATCATTTTTTATTTGACGTTTAATAAACAATTTTCATCTCCCTTACTTACAGTATAACTGCTATTTGTAGCTCCTGGAATTTCAATAAATTTATTTCAATTATCTGATATATACCATTGATAAGTTATTATTTTTTTCATTCCACAAAAATGAATATAAATTAGTTATGCTTTACAACAAAAGAACCTGGTTTAAATGAGGCCATAAAGCCATATCTGGCAGCATTCCAAAAGTGATCAAATTCGTCAATCGGTTGATTTATTTTAATCCCGTTTATCATTTTCCATCTATAACTCTCCTGTTCTTTTCTAGCAAAATTAACAAGATTATTCTTTATTATATAAATATGATATTCATTCATCTTTCCAATCCAGTATATAACAGTTTTTGTTTTACTTACCTTCGATATTTTCCAATTCTTTTTCTTTAAATCCCTTACCATTTCAATAGTCCCTTTTTCATTAGAATATTTATCTGCGCTATCTGCTGTAATTGGCTTAATTTTTTCTATTCCTATTGTTTCCATATAAGCATCTAATAATTCAGGTGTTTCGGTCGGTTCATAGCAAAGCAATTCGAAATAAATGTTTTTATGTTTAATTTCATCAACAATAGTATTATTCATTCCTATCTTAACTAATGCACTCGGATCAACAGTAAATCCAAAATCTAATCCATACCAATAATCAATATCAGGGAACTTATCAATATAAGTTACATTTTTATGAATCAATCCTTCTCTTTCTCCTCGTTGACCTAACCCATATACTTTCCACATAAAGTCATCAGCAGTGCCATTTTTTATATTTTCAAGATTATCAGGATTATAACTTAATATTTTGCGCTTTTCGTTTTCTGAAACATAAGGATTGTCTAATAATGTAGTAATATAATGATATACGTCTGGTCTGTTTAATATTTTATCATAAATCCAATGCTGAGTAAAGTAAGGATTATAATCTATAATCCAAAATTCTCTACATCTTTGTTCAAATTGATCAAAAAAATCTTGACTAATTTCAAGCCCTTCATTTACCCAAAATATATCTGATCCGATACCATGAGTTTTACTTACTTTATCAGTACCTAATAAGTTAATCTTATTGCCTAAAAGATTAAATGATTTTATTTCCTGAGCATAATCGAAAGGTGTGTTAATACCATATATTTGAAAGATACGTTTAAAATCATCATATAGGGTTGTTTTAAAAGAGGCAAAAGTTTCTTTAACTATATTAATCGTTGATCCCGTATTGTTTTGACAATAATCTATAATAAACTCAATGGCTGACCATGTCTTTCTTGATCGACTTCCACCCTCTAAAACTATTCCGTTAAATTGAGAATTATGATAAGCATATTTTAAAGCATGAAAATTTTTTGTAATGTATTGAGCCATTACTTAGGCGGTTTACTTGGATCAAAATTTTTAGGTAATTCTAGTATAGTTGCTTTAACTGTGTTTTCAATTTCTGACTTATCTTTATAATTATGATGATTTTTTAATACAAATATTGTCATTGTCGGTTGTAATCTATCTGCAATTCCAAATTTAATTAGTTTTAACTCTTGTATTTTCTTTGCCTTTTTTATTAACTTTAAAAACGGCTCAAATTTATCACATAAGTAACTTATTAATTCTTCATAATAATCATTTTCAATACACAAAAAATCTTCATAAAATATATTTCCCTTATCATTATCATTTTCATCTTTAGCCTTCATCCAATTAATTAAATCATTGCCTAATTTCATAGCTTCATCCAAAGTCCATTTTTCTGCAACTTTATTACCTTTCTTAAATGATGTTTTTGTTTTAGGCATTATATTTTATCTATCCAATTTTTATGAAAACTATATATTTGTTTATTATTATCAATAATATATTGTTCTATTCTTGCATTTATTGATAAGTTTCCTGATCCTTCTATTGTATAATAGTTATCTTTTGTTTTTATTAAAAATATCTTAGTATGATTATTGTCTAATTTTATATTAGCATTTAAAACAGTTAAATTATTCCATACATCTGGCGCAAATTTAGGAAATCCATCATTTATTAATATTGTTAAGTTTTTTATTCTATTAGTATTTATTAAATCACTTAGTTGTATTACTGTTTTTTTCCCTATTCTATAAGATGTTAAATATAATTCTATAATATCTTCATTATCCAGGATTGATAATATAAAATCAAATGAATTAATTAATTTTTTTGTTATTATTCTTATTTGATCATTTTTTTTAGGTAATTGATTAAAATCTGATATGCGTAGTAATTTGCTAAATGATATATTTCTAGGGTTTATTGATATTGATTGATTTTTAAAATTGGATTCCTGCTTATTATGTTGACTTAATAAATCATGTTTACTTTTTCTTTTATTTGATTGATTCTTTAACATATTCCTTTAGTTGCTGCCATTATTCCTTATTTTTAACATACCATCTTTTACCAATAGAATCGTTTACTGCTTTTTGCCATGATTTTATTATTTTTAACTTTTCAGATTCAGGCAGTTTATTATATTCTTGCCGTGCTATTGCATTACATATAGAAGATTTAAGTTCTGATGTTAATATATTATCTTTTGTCGCCATTAGTTAAAATGAATTATTATTTTATCTTCATATTCCGTATAAGTACAACAATAACAATCAATATTATATCTATCAATTAAAAAGCATGCTACATTCCATAATTGATTGGTTAATTTTCTGAAGTTGTCTTCAATTAATTTGTCTTTATTTATTTTAAAAGTAAAGTTCATTAGTTAATTGATTTATTTTTGCATTGAAACAATTGCTCTTTCGTTTTTTATTTTTTCAGCTAATAACATAAAATTGCTTATTTCATCTCGCATATCATTAAAAGACAAGTCCGTAGTAATCATATTTTGTTGTGTCATTAATTTATATGCCTTTAATTCAGATACTGTAAATGTATGTTTAATATGTCTCGCCATTATTCCTTATTTAATAAACTTATTTCATAGACTCCATTACCCCTATATTTTGCTGCGAAGGGGGGAAATTGTAATTTTTCTAACTTTCTTAGGGAGTGTTTCCATCTTTATTATTATATAAAAAATACAGCCAGGCAAATATCGCAACTCCTAAAACGGTTTCGATTAATCCTATAACTGCAAAAAATTTAATTAGGATCTCCATTAGTTTAGTATTCTCCAAAAATTATAGTTTCATCTAATTCAATAGCTAGTATCTCATCCAAAATTTTTATTCCTTCATCTATCATGTCGTTTATTGCTTGTGTTTTTGCGTCATCCATTTCGGTTTTTTAAAAAAACAGGGAGCAAGTTATTCACTCCCTGCTAAACTTAAACTAAAACCATGCTATGAGAAAATCCACTAAGCAAATTTATAAAAAATAAATGACAAATCAAATTTTATTTTCAACTAAAAAGATATTATTAAAAGATAATCCGGAACAATGAATTAAATTTATCAAAGTTTCAATCT